CTTAGGTATACATGTTAGCGCTGTAAGAGGAACGGATGAAGCATTTTCGAGTGTCATTACGTATGAAAAAATTATGGAAGTTATGCCGAGTCACGCGCAGTGGTGCGAGATTCCGGATTTGGAGCTTGAGCAATTAAGCAAACACATAACATTAGATAATTTTCAGTACGTAGGAAGTGTAAGTAAGGCATGTCAAGTAGTGGAGCCAAAAAGAACAAAAATTCGTGAGAGTTTAGTTGCACCGCTATTTGAGAAAAAAAAATTTCCTTCAATCTTAGATTGTAATGATCCGAGGTATAAGGGAGAAGAGGATATACTTGAAAAACAGCAAGACAAGTATACAGGGCTAAGAAAGGAATTTAACAACGGCTTACTAAATGAAATTGTGCAAGATCTAGTAGATCAACATTCATTTGACCCACTATACCCTAAAAAAGTATTAGATGAGGCGGAAATGTTGAATGGTTTTGACAATCTTCCACGTGTTGACCCGCATTCAAGTGCAGGTTATCCGTATGGAGCAAGTTGGTATAAAAAGAGAAATGGCTTGTCTATGTTACCAGGTAAGGAAACTTATTTAGCATTAGACGAAAATTGGACTTTCCGAGGTGAACACATGAGATCTGTGGTCAAAAATCGGGAAGAAATGGCAAAGAAGGGTAAAAGAGTACCTAGTTTTTGGACGGCAACGTTGAAGGATGAAACTCTTGGATTGGCAAAGGTAGAAACTGGCAATACTCGTTTATTTCAAAGTCCACCCATGGACTTTACTCTTTTGCTGCGCAAGTACACTGGAGCATTTTCATCTTTTGTTTTTAGAAACAATTTAAGATTGGGAACTGCTGCTGGGTTTAACCCGGAAAGTGGAGCATGGAGTTTACTGGCATATGAATTGCTAGGAATAAACAGAACAGTAGGAGCTTTGGACTACACATGGTTTGATGGATCTTTGTCTGCACAGTTAATATTTGGAGCTCTCCAAATAATAAATGCGTGGTACAAAGGATCTTATGAAGACAGTATGGTAAGATATGTACTATTTCACGAAATAGTATACACACACATCTTGGTCAGAAGAGATGTTTATCTAAAGTTCAAAGGCAATCCATCCGGTAATGCATTAACAATGGTTATGAATAATTTAATTTCAAAAATATTGTTAAGGTACTACTGGATGAGACTAGCACCAATAAATAAACGAGATTGTAAAATATGGAGCTACAATACGAAGGAATTCGTAATGGGCGATGATAATATTTTCTCAGTTCCTGGG